AAGAAAGGGTACTAACGTGTTTCCCCCGTAGATCTAACGTAAGTCTAACAACCGGCCTTCTTTTGTTTATTAGAAGCAGCCAACACGGCGCTCCCACGCTTTAAGGAAAAGCGTGCTACCCTTCCCCGGGTGCTCCCGGGGGTTACCTCCACCCACTCCGGCTTGAATCCGCCATAGGAGTGATATTGCGTTGCTGGAAACTCGAGATTGTCATCCAACCTATCAGACGCGTGAGCATAACGCGTGAAATAGTCTCCCCACAAAAGGGGTAATTTCGCTACGAGGACAAGATCGTCCAAGGGTTGAATGTGATCAAGAGAGCGCAAATACGCCTCTATATGGAGCTGTTGCTCCACGGTGAAACCATACAGTCTTTCGACAAGGATTCGGGTCGCCCAACCCGTTTCTTTCCAAGGTATGTTCCCTCGGAATATGGCGAGCTTGACTTTCTCTAACTTGTAGGAGTCTTGCCCTTTCTGGCTAGCTAACTTCAGCACCTTGGAATTGGTCACACCCGCTGTGACTCTCAAACCATATGATGCAAGCTCCTGTATAATAGGACAGCCAGGGTATTGAAATGCGTACGAAAGTGCCTTACAGCGCAACAAGCCATTCAATTTGAACTGACGGCATCTGTTGTGGGTTCGCTGGGTCCAGCCGAAGTTCGATAGAACCTTCGCCGGATCTGTGACATTGATCCTATCATCTGGATCAAATACTATGCCACAAAAGGAAGCAGTTGAAATTGTGTCATGTTCCACTGCTTTTATAACTAAGCCTAACTTGGCAAAGTCCTCTTCCTTGGGGGGGTTCCCAATCATGGTAAAGAGACCATCGTCCCCTTCAACCACGCCGATAACCTCAGTACACCCGGCTTCAGCACAGGTGAACAACATGAACATAAGGTTTGAAAACCCATTGCCCAGTGAGGTGCACATCTCCCCTGACATCCGTGTTGCTTTCAGGCTAACACGGAAGTGTTTAAAGACACACAAATTTTCGCCGCCCAACACCTCTCGAACAAGGCGCATGAAATTAG